CGCATACTACGATGGATTAGACGAAAGTGAGATAGATTCAGTAACAGAGATGACTCCAGAAGATTACCAATGTAAGATGGACGTATTGTTACTAAATCAGAATGTAAATATCTTTATTCCTCAGAATGCCAATATCCAAATGAGATTATGGTACTATAACAGAGCTGAGGACACAGACGCTAAGTTCAGAGCTATACAAGCATTACAGTACATGGTACAGCAATGACTATGAACAACTGAAATGAATACAGCTGAACAGCCAAAAGTGACAGACTTTAAGTCTGCTTGAGAGAATAACGACCCATTAAACATAAACTATGACACAGTAAACAACGTAGATTCATGAACATGAATGTCTGAGGGAAGCAGAGCTAACCGAAGTCAATCTAAATCATTGAATGTAAGTTGAATGCAGTCAATAGATGCAAGTAATGGTATCGGATAATTTATATCTTAATTAAATTCAATGCCTGCAAAGAAAAAAATCTCTTTCAAGAAAAAAGAGAAAGTAGAAGCACCTATAATGGAAGAAGAAAACATAGGTAGTACCGTTGTAGAAGAAGAAATAAAGGTTGAAGAAATCATTGAGCCTAAGAAGTCTTCAGAAGAAGTAATCGGAACTATCTGAGACGCAAAAGTATCTAAACCAAAAGGAAGAATTAAATTTGAAGCACAAGTAGCGCCATATCCTATGTTCAAGCTACCTGCAGATATTAGACAGTATCTAATAAATCACTGACTAACTACAGATGTATACAAGAAAGACAAGGAATGGTTGGAGAAACATAATGTAGATATGAAAATGGTAGAGAAATTAAAACAGTTTTTAACTGAAGTATTGTAAAATGTGGCAAGTACTTAGAGACATAAACGACTTAATCAAGGAAGAACCCTATAGAGAGAAAATCAAAATAGAGGATATAGATAGGATTAAGAGGAAGAGGTACAAGAAGGAAGTGTATAGGAAAATGATACATAACTATCTGAGAAAGTACCATAAGTGAATAGATATGCTCTCTAAGGAAGACATTGCAATTATGACTGAATGAATGGACACAATAGATAGGACGCTATTCTTAGACCAAGTGAAATATTCATTAGAGACTACGTATGGTAAGCCTATCAAGTGGATAATTCAGAATAATAAATCCATTTTATTTAATAAGTAAACTAACTAATGGCTTTAGAAGAAGAAATGATGAAAGCAGAGCTTGAATCTGCTAAGGAAGAGGTGGAGAAGAAGAACTTTGACGACCTCACAGATGAAGAAATCGAATCAGTTAAGGAATTAGCTGAGAGTGCATGATGGGAAATCATTAAGAAATGTCTCAAAAAGAGAGAAGAGAAACAGAAAGATGACATCATGGTACTTGCTAAGGACAATTGCTTTAGTCCTAAACCAGACTGATACACTTACTATGAGATTATTGGTGCATTCTTACAAGGAATGGGAGAAGTAGAAAGACTTATTAAAGTTATTACTGCAGACCCAGAAGAAATTAAGAAAGCACAAGAAGCTATACAGAAAGCTGAAGCAATAATGCGTGGTGAGAAAGTTGAATGAGTAGAATAATCTCTCAAATATTCTATGTCCGAAGTTGCAAGACACTAAACTAATCAATCGTAGTCAAGTTGAAGACTTTAAATCAATTCGGAGTTGTAGAATGCTCTGACTTTACATTCTATTTATTATCAGATGACTGATATGGAAAACCTTGATAACACTGAAGGTGAGAAAAAATCATGATATGCTGCTTTGAGAGAGAAGCATAATCAAGAGATGGCTGACCTACAGGCTAAATTAGATGCAGAAATCGCATGAAGAGCTGCAGATAAGAAACTTTACTTTGGAAACATGATGAAGAGTAGAGGTTATGAATGAGATTTCGATACATTCGCAGACAAATACTCATCATTAAGTATCGACGATTTGGCTTCATTATATGAATGACAAAACTGAAGAGCAACAGTTCAAACTGCACCTCAGACTGAGACTCAGACTTCTAATGAATGACCTAAAAGTGTTATCGCATGAGCTAACCCAACAACTGAGATGGGTGGTAAGAAGATAAATGAGATGAGTTCAGAAGAATTAATCAAATTTGCGAAAACACAATCTTGGTACAAATAATGTTGGATTAGCTAAATACTTTTAGCTTATTAAACATTTATTTATTATGCCTTTCGACAGATTTAACGTAGCAACAGACAGTGCTGCTAACATTATGAAAACTGGAAACATTGATGACGTATCAAACGTAAATGATTTCCTTACTTATTTACTTCAAAAATCATTCCTTGAAAACGGAGAACCATCTACTGTTTTCATGAGATTCGGTACTAAAGCATCTCATCAAGGATACAAGAGCATTACTTGGCCTAGACTATGAGTAATGAAAACTACTCTTGCACAAGCTGCTTTGACTGAAGGAGTTACTCCAGATGGACACACTAATGTAGTTAAAACTGTAACTGCAGTACCTGTACAATTAGGAGACTACTCAATCATTTCAGATGTATTAGATGTAGAAACTTTGTTACCTATCATTGCTGCTCAAGGAAGAGAATTAGCAAACAATGCAGGAAGACTTATCGATGAATTCATCCAAGACACTTTGGCTAATAGTTCTATCGGAGTTATCTATGCAGGTTCTGCTACAGCTAGAGCTGACTTGACTGCTGCTGATACTATGAACTTAGACTTGATTCTTAAAGCATGTACTTTCCTTGCTTCACAAGGACAGACTGGAGAAAGATTCAAGATTATTATGCACCCTAACGTATTCTTAGACTATGCTAAATCATCTTCTACTAATACTTGGTTGAATAAACTAATCTACGAAGATTTCAAAGGAATCAAAGATGGATTCGTAACTGCAGGTGTAAATTACGACATTTACATTTCAGCTAACGTAAAACCTTTCTTAGTAGATGCTGACACTGACTTCAACGTATACCCAACTTACTGTTTCAGAGATGGTGCTTACGGAGTAGGTACTCTTCAAAATCTTCAGACTTTCTACAAACCATTTGGTGCTGCAGGAACAGAAGACCCATTGAATCAAAGAGCTACAGTAGGATGGAAATGTATGTATGGATGTGCTGTTCTTAATGACTTGTTCATCGTAAGAGTTGAATCAAGAGCAGGAACTGACTACCAGTGGCAAGAAGACTTAAACTAATCTAGTTAGTTTGCTTATATATATGGGGTTGGTGGTGTTCGCACCAAACGGATTTAATCTGTGGCTAACCCCATAGAATAAACAGACTTATTTATCTCTTAAAAAGCAGTAGATGGCAACTATATCAAATATGTATAGTAATTGGTGTTTAGAAGAATTAAGGTGAGATACACAAGTAAATCAGCAAGTATGGTTAGCTTGGTTTAAGAAAGGGTTATTAATATTCCAGAAAATGATATTGGAGTATGTATCTGGACAGCAGAATACATCTTCTGTTATTCAAGATATAACTAAAGACCAAGCTACATATTCATTACCATTATGAGAGAGTTGAAAACCAGATTTCTATAGTATTATTCAACTAAGAGTAGCCTATGCTACAGATAAGAACTGAAATCCATTATATAGAGTATGTAAACCAATAAATCTGAGTGATTATAACATTAGACCTACTAACAATACTTATGATGAGAATGATAAGTTGGTAGCACAATGATGAAGACAAAGAGGAGAACCTATGGTATGGTGAAGAATATCAAGGAGAAATCCAAGATATACTTTTGTAGATAAAGACACAATCAAGATATATCCTACACCTACAGAGGATGTAGAGAACTGAATATTCCTAAACTATAACTATATAGAGAATGTAGATGGCATTTCTATGAGTACTAACCTAAATACTCTGAATTTACCACGATACTTTTTCGATGCTATAGAGGACTATATTACATTCAGACTTTATCAAGCTGAGAATCCAGAACAAGCACAATGGTATTACCAACAATTTGAATCTACATTACATGATAACATATACTGACTAAACAAGGATAAGAGACCAGTCGATGAATGATTTGCAGATTTAAGATACTTTTATCATTACTAATAAACTAGATGGCAGTAGGAGAAAAAAGAAGCACATGAGTAATTAGTCAAGTAAGTTGGACTGACTGAACAGCACAAGATGTTTACTACTGACAGGAACATAGTTTTCAATACGCAGCTAATATAAACTGTGATGATGAGATGCACTGAATAAAGCTAAGTCAGAAAGCTGAATTTGCTAGCTGAGTAAATCCTAATAGTCAATTAGTCAGCTGTGGTGAGCATGGTGTAATAGCATTAAGGACTGACACATATACTAATCCACGTATATTTAACGCTAGCACATTCTCTAATGGAGGTTCTTCAATTTGAGAAAGTTCATATAAAAGTGATAGAATCTGAGTATGTCCATGAGTAGTATTTCAAGATTATTTCTGGTATTGAATAAGCTCTACTGAAGGTAGCTGATTATGTAGAGTAAATAACACATGAGCAGGAAGTGCAGAGAAGGTAGTTCCATACGACCATCCAGAAGCTACAGATGAATCTATCTCAGATGAATCTACAGCTGAATGAAATATGCTATGACAGATTACAGCTATCCTAAACTATAACAACACTAGGCTTGTAGTAGCTTGTAGTGCATGAGCTAATCAACCTACTTCTATCTGGG